TTGCATCCAACTAGGCAAATTTTCATATGCAAGTTGCAATCTGCCAAGTAAATCTCTAGCAGTGGACGCTTTGTTCGCCAGAACAGCAATGTTGACATTATCATTGAAAACCGCATAATGTAATAAGTATGATATACAAGTTGTAGATTTACCTGTCTGACGAGGCATCTTACATATATTAAATCTATTCTCGTGGAACCTTTTAATTAATTTCTCTTGGAAATCGTACATATTAAAAGGAACTAGTCCCTCATCAAGAGAAACAATCTTTATATATTTTCTAGTAAAATATATTGGGTCATCCTTACACTTCAAAAACTCAAGAATATTATCTTGAGTAAATTCAATCTGTGTATTTGCTTTTTTTAAATTGGGATTACCAAGATATACATCATTAACAGACATAATTTATGACCGAGGTTTATTATCAATTAATCCTTGCTCTTTTAGAATTTTGGATAAATCAGAAGTTGAACCTACAAATAAAGCATTATTAGTAACTTGACTTGGACCTTTTACTTTGTCTTCATCAATTTCTTTTACTTTCTTTTGAAGTTCCATCAACTTATCAGTAGTATCAGCAACTGACTTAATAATCTGTCCTGCAACTTCATATGCTCTTGGACTTGCACTTTCACCAGCAAGTTCCATTATACCATTAAGNGATTCTTGTCCTTTCTCTATTAATGAATATAAATTAGCACGGGTATAATCATAATCTTGATCAACATCATCAGTAACCTTCTTTAAAACATCTTTTCTTCTGAGACATCCACCCTCATCAACATTACTAACTTCAATACTACTAGTAGTATTAAGTGCTTCATCAATAGGATCATAACTACTTTTCATGATTTAAACGTCCGTCTGTCTTGTTGGACTATAAGTTTTACTATCACCAAAATCAGTCCAAGTTTCAGTAAATCCAAAGTCATCTGCTGGTCCAGCAGTAATTGGATCAGGAACTGCAGTATATCTTACTTCTCGTTTTGCTGTAGAAGTATCTGTACCAGAATGTTGATCAACAATAACTTTTTTAATAAGTCCATCTGATGTCTGAGCAACAGGACCAAATAGGTAAGTTTTTGCTGTAAATGATAATGTATATATTAATGCTCTTCTTACTTCAAAACTTCCTTCATAATCATCTTGGAAAGATATATTATCTAATACAACAGGAATATCTCTTTTTTCTCCAATAGCAGATACTAAATCAACAGTTAAAGTAAATGAAGGTTGGAAATATGGCATTATCTGTTCAATAATTTGAAGTGCATCATCATTCAATTTACTAAAAATATTTAATTCAAATCCAATATTATAAGGAACAGGCATATAAACCTTCTTCATCTTATCACTATCTGCTGCCTTAAAAGTTTGAGTAACACCTGTTTTTCTTGAAGGGTCATACTGAATAGAATTCATCTCAAATGACATTCTAGGTAAAGTTATGGCAATTGGTTTTGCCAACTGTGATTGCTCTTGTATTTTTGCCAAATACTTCTGTTGTGGTCCATAAGAAAGACCTACTTTAATATCATCAAGAATTGTTCCATCAGCCTTCTTATGCTTAATATTAATATTATTAAACAAAGTACCAAAAGATATAATAGTCTTTCTTATAATTTCGTGATAAAAATATGTTCCTAACATTAATAATCTCCGAATGGGTTACTTTCACTAAAGTCTAATAATGAATCTGCTTCAGTTTCTATATTTTCGTTAGTTTCCCATGTCTGCTCAAAAGCATCTAAATCATGGTTCTTAACAAGATATGTAGCAGTAGATATTGAACCGACGACTATTTCACCGTCATAGAACTTACCTGTATTTAGTGCTACCTGTAAAGTAGTTGGTGGATCAACTGCATTTTCATCAGTATCCTTCCTAAAGTTTCTAACTTTTGCAGTAACTCCAGAACTCTGACCTGTAACATCTTCATTATAGTAGAATGTACCAACACCAGTTCCTGGAGTATTGAATACAATAGTTGGAACAACAGTATATCCAATACCAGAATTTAATATTCTAATAGTGCTAATTCCTGCACCAGATTCAGTTTCTAATACTGGATGTATTATAGCAGTATTGATTCCAGATGGAGGTCCAGTAACTGTAGATAGTGGTGTAGATGAATAACCAGTAGCACCTGCAGAAACAACAACACTTTGTATACCAAAACTAGTTGATATAGAACAAGTAGCAGCAGCTCCACTACCTCCACCACCACTAATTGTGATTATTGGTGCCTCTGTATATCCAGCACCAGTATTAGTCATTTCAAGTCTATAAATTGAAGTAATATTTCCTTTAGAAGTAGTGATAGCAACAGCACTAGCAGTAAATCCTCCTGCAGGAGCAGCACCAATTGAAACTATTGGTGTTGATGTATATCCAGAACCATCATTATCTAAGAATATTTCTCTTATACAACCACTTGATATACCAGCAGTTGCAGTAGCAGTTATTCCAAGACCAACCAAATTAACAGTTGTTATATATCCTTCATCCTCTACAGTATTATCAACCTCATCAATACTAGTATCAATAAGTTCATTCTCATATTCAAATAATTCACAACTTAAATCATAAGTATAAAGTTTACCTAATTGGTAAAATGGTTTTTCAAATTCTACTCTTTTAATCTCAAATAATCTTTCACCTAGAGGGAAATATATCAAATCTCCTTCTTTTGGTCTACTAACTAAATCACCAAAGTCATATCCAGTAATTCTACCTTCTCTAATTCCAGCTGATATACCTTCCAAAAATGGTGTAATAAAATCTTCAAACCTTTCTCTAGATATTGTAAGATTTACTTCATTTTGTAATTTCAATCCAAATTTAGTCATTACATCACTATCAGGAGCATATCCATCATAATTATTTAAATATGCTTCTATAAGAAAACTATCATCAAATTTTGATGATTGAATTTCTTTTATAATATTATCAGTCGTAAATATTTTTCTAGGAAGATAATATACTTCAACACCATATATCTGTATCTGTTCATTAATTAAATCTTGAACAAGATTTTGTTCACCACTAGATCCTTGTAAAAAATAGGAATTTAATGTCATAACTAACCGATAAAGTCATATGGAGGTAACTCATATTCTTGAGTCATTCTTTGTTTGATATCGTCAATTTCTCTTTGGGCATCTTCATATAATTCTCTACCATTAAGTTCTACTCCACCTGGAAGTCTAGTTCCTCTAAATTTAAGTAAATTTTGTCCCCATTGTCTTTTTATAAGTGCAGTCACATATTTTTTAAGGAAACTATCATTATAAACACCAGTAAATGTATTAGGATCTAAAATTCTATAACAATCAATAATCAAATAAGTATCTTTCGTTTCAGAACCCCAATCCATATCAATATATAATCTTCCTTGTCTTTTATTAAATCTTAGTTGTTTATCTGTAGTTAATAAAAAATCAATATCCTCAAGATAAGTTTTTGTCATTGAATATTGTAACAAATTAACGGAATTAAATTGATACAAATCATTCAAGAACAATTGATATTTTATACTAAACATTCCACCTGAAATAGTACTACTATCAAATTTAAATATTTTTTCTATACCAATTACTGAATCTGGAACTTGTATAAAATTAGATGTCTCATAAAAACTATTAGTCATATCAGACATACCACTAACAGTAGTTGAAATACCTGATGTTGTTGTAATTCCTAAGGTATTAGAACTGCCTGTTTCATTTGTTGCTTTTCCCCTATTAACATCATCTTCAGTAAGTTTATATTTCAAATACATTCTTTCCACACCATCAAAATGACGTTCTTGGAAATATTGAATACCATCATCAATTAAATCTTCTATTTGCTCATCAGCAACATTCACTTCTACTACAGGTTCACCTAATTGTCGTAAACAATAATTAGTTAATTCTTCTCTACTTGCTGGTTTTGCCATCAGAACGATCCTCCATCAATTGCACCTGCGGTAAGCAGTCCAGTAATATTTACATCCGTTGAGAATGTTGCTATTCCAGCAACGACCAATTCATCTAAATCAGTCTGTCCATCAACATCAATACCACCAGTGCCAATATCTAGTTCAGTTGCAGTTACAATTCCTGATATAACATTTAAACCACCAGCAGTTATGGTTACATCATCACCGAATGTAGAAACACCAGTAACATTTAACTGGTCTACATTAATTCCACCAACTACATCAATACGATTATTAACATCAACCAGAGAAGCAAATGTAGAAACACCAGATACATTAAGGTCATCTACCTGAAGATCACCATCAACGTCTAGACTACCGTTAATATCAACACCAGAACTAAATGTTGATACACCAGAAACTACTAATTCATCTACATCTAATTGACCGTCTATGTCTATTATGCCGTTAATATCAACAGCACCAAACGTAGCAATACCTGCTACATTTAACTGATCTATATTAGCACCACCTGCAACATCAAGACGAGCATTGG